ATGTGGGCGCGCGACGATCAACTGCCGCCTGAAGACAGCGAGGCGTGGCGCGTATGGCTGCTGCTCGGCGGACGCGGCGCGGGCAAGACGCGGGCAGGGGCGGAATGGGTCCGGGCGCAGGCGCTCGGCCTGTGGGACGGCCGTCATGACACCCCCCGGCGTATTGCCCTCATCGGAGAAACATTCGCCGACGTGCGGCGTGTCATGATCGAGGGGACGTCGGGGCTTCTCGGCGTTCACCCGCTCCACGAACGGCCGGTGTTCGAAGCGTCGAACGGCCGCGTCTTATGGCCCAACGGATCGGTGGCGCATGTCTTCTCGTCGGAGACCCCCGACAGCCTGCGCGGACCGCAGTTCGAATTCGCCTGGTGCGACGAGATCGCGAAGTGGCGAGAGCCGGATCAGGTGTGGGACATGCTGCAATTTGCATTGCGGCTCGGATGCCGGCCGCGCATCTGCGTGACGACGACGCCGCGGCCGCTGCCGTTCCTGAAGGCGCTGATCGAAGATGCCGCGACGGTCACCATGAGAGCGGCAACGCACGACAACGCCGATCATCTGGCGCCAGGCTTCGTTGCCGAAATGGAACGGCGGTATCAGGGGTCGGTTCTCGGCCGCCAGGAGCTGCTCGGCGAGATCGTCGAGGGCGCAGAAGGGGCTCTATGGCGGCGTGACTGGGTCGAGGCCGGGCGCGTGCAGTGTGCGCCCGATCTGAGGCGCGTGGTCGTGGCGGTCGATCCACCCGTGACCGCGACACTAAAATCGGATGCGTGCGGGATCGTGGTTGCCGGTGAGGCCGAGGACGGCCGCGTCTACGTTCTGGCTGATCTGACACTGCAAGGCCGCGAACCGCATGTCTGGGCGCGTGCGGCCGTGGCGGCCTATCACGAGTTCAAGGCCGATCACATCGTGGCCGAGACGAACCAGGGCGGCGACCTCGTGATTGCCATCCTGAAACAGATGGATGACGCGGTGCCCGTTCACAAGGTGACGGCCACGCGGGGGAAGTGGCTGCGGGCGGAACCGGTGGCAGCGCTCTACGCTGAAGGACGGGTGGCGCATGTGGGCCGGTTCGAAAAACTGGAGGCGCAGATGATGGCTTTCAGTGGCGACGGCCGGGTTCAGGGGAAAAGCCCCGACCGTCTCGACGCGCTGGTATGGGCGCTGACGGACCTGAAGCTGACGCCCGTGGCGCGGCCCGGGATCAGAAGGCTCTAGTGATGTTAGCGCCTACCGACTCCCCATTCGGGGAGCCGGCCGGTAGGCGCGGGGAAACTCTGCGCTTGCGCCCGGCGACTTCCCTGCCGGGGAGCCGGCCGCCGGGCGCGATGTGGGGTTCTAGCTGAAGGATAAAACATGGTCCGATGGACTGACCGGTTCGCCCGGATGTGGGCGGGTCCGCGCCGCTTTGCGCGCGAAGCGCGTGTCAGCGACGAGAAAGCCAGCCGCGCGGGCGCCGTGATCGCGATGGAGACGCTGGGGAAGCCGATATGGACTCCGCGCGATTACCAGGCTTTCGCGCGCGAAGGCTACATGCAGAACCCGATCGTCTATCGTTCGGTGCGCATGATCTCGGAAGCTGCGGCATCGATCCCGCTCCTTCTCTACGAGGGTTCCCACGAACACGAGACGCATCCGCTTCTCGATCTGATCCGTCAGCCGAATGCGATCCAGACATCGGCCGACTTTTTCGAGAACTGGTACGGCTTTCTCCTGGTCTCGGGAAATTCCTATTCCGAGGCCGTGATGCTCAACGGGCGCGTGCGCGAACTGCATGTGCTGCGGCCGGACCGGATGAAGGTGATTCCGGGACCGGAAGGTTGGCCGGAGGCTTTCGAATACACGGCGAACGGCTCGAGCGTGCGCTTCGCAGGGGACGCGGATGCAGGCGGTGGGATTGCGCAGATCCTGCACATGAAGCAGTTTCATCCCGTTAACGATCACTATGGCCTGAGCCCCATCGAGGCGGCGGCGACGGCCATCGACATTCACAACACGGCGGCGGGCTGGAACAAGGCTCTGCTCGACAATTCCGCGAGGCCCTCGGGTGCACTCGTCTACGGCAACGGCGGGGGCCGGCTGACGGCGGAACAGTTCGAGCGGCTGAAGTCGGAACTGGAAACCAACTTCCAGGGTGCGAAGCACGCGGGTCGGCCGCTGCTTCTGGAAGGCGGGCTCGACTGGAAGCCGTTGTCGCTGAGCCCGCGCGACATGGATTTCATCGAGGCAAAGAACGGCGCGGCGCGGGAGATTGCGCTCGCCATCGGCGTGCCGCCGATGCTGCTCGGTATTCCGGGCGACAACACCTATTCGAATTACCAGGAGGCGACGCGCGCGTTCTGGCGGCAGACGGTACTGCCACTCGTCAACCGCACGGCCAAGGCGATGAGCGGGTGGCTGGGGCCGGCGTTCGGCGGCGGACTGGAATTGATGCCCAATCTCGATGGCGTCGAGGCCCTCGTCCCGGAGCGCGAGGCGCTGTGGGCGCGGCTCAATGCGGCGAGTTTTCTAACGATCAACGAAAAGCGAGAGGCGGCGGGATATTCGCCGTTGGATGATACGCCCGGCGACTCCGCATCCGCGGAGCCGACCGCTGGGCGCGGGGACGTTTGATCTTTCGATCCGCGAGGGATTTCAGAAACCGCAGAGGCTACGGCGACACTGTTGGTATTTTTGGAAAGAGACATGATGACTTCTCCAGCCTTTGGCCCTGCTCCGGAGCTGAAGTTTACGGCGCTTGACCTGATGGATGCCGATACCAGCGGAGTCTTCGAAGGCTACGCGAGCATCTTCGACCGTGAGGATCTGGCACGCGACGTGATCCTGCCTGGGGCCTTCCGGCAAAGCCTGGCCGAGCGGGGAGCGTCCGGCGTGCGGATGCTTTATCAGCACGATCCGGCTCAGCCGATCGGCGTGTGGGAGCGCATCGAGGAAGACGCGCTGGGATTGAGGGTTTGCGGCCGGCTGACGCTGGAGACGGAAAAAGCGCGCGACGTTCTCTTTCTGATGCGAGGGGGCGCGATCGACGGACTCTCGATCGGCTTCAAGGCGAAGCGGACGCGGCGCGATCCGCGCTCGGGCATCCGGCGCATTCTGGAACTTGAACTTTGGGAGATCTCCGTCGTGACGTTTCCCATGATGCCGGGTGCCAGAGTGCACGGCATCAAGTGTTCGCCGTTCGGGGGCAGGGTGCCGACCGAGCGGCAATTCGAGCGCTGGCTCGTGCGGGATGCCGGGTTCACGCGCACGCAGGCCCGGTCGCTGATGCGATCGGGATTGAGCGGTCTGAAGTCCCGGCGGGATGCGGGCACGGTCGCAAATGGTGAGGCGGAAGATGTCACGTCGGCGGTGCGCCGGCTGACCGCGCTCATCAAGTCTGCAACCCCATGAAAGGAAACAACGGACAATGGACGCATTGGAAACGAAGGCGGGACTGAGCCGCGATGTGGACGACCTGATGCAGGCTTTCGAGGCCTTCAAGGAGACCAATGATCGCCGGCTGTCGGAGATCGAGCGGCGCGGCGCGGAAGATGGCCTGACGGCCGAGAAGCTTAATCGCATCGAAAAGACGATGGACGCACTGGCGCTAAAGCAGGCGCGTGTTCCGCTTGGCGGGAAGGAGCCGGCTTCGGTCAGCGAACTGGCGCACAAGTCGGCTTTCGAAGGCTACGTTCGCAGGGGCGAGACGGGGAACCTTGCAACTCTGGAGCAGAAGGCGTTGTCGGTCGGCGTCGATGCGGACGGCGGATTTCTGGTGCCGAAGGAGACGGAACGTGCCGTCAACATGGCGCTGAAAACCGTCTCGCCGATCCGCGCCATCGCCGGGGTCAGGCAGGTTTCAGGCTCGATGTACAAGGTGCCGTTCGCGACATCGGGCGCGGCGACGGGGTGGGTCGGCGAGACGGCAGTGCGACCGCAGACAAACACGCCGACGCTGGCCGAGCTATCGTTCCCGACGATGGAACTCTATGCGATGCCTGCGGCGACGCAGGCGATCATCGACGATGCCGCCATCGATATCGATTCCTGGCTCGCCGAGGAAGTACGCACGGCCTTTGCCCAGCAGGAAGGGACGGCATTTGTCACCGGGGACGGCGTGAACAAGCCGAAAGGCTTCCTCACCTATCCGACGGTCGCCAACTCCGCCTGGACATGGGGCAGCCTTGGCTTCGTCACCAGCGGCGCCGCCGGCGCGTTTCCGGCGACGAACCAGGCCGATAAGCTGATCGACCTCGTCTATGCGGTGAAGGGCACCTACCGCGCGAACGGGACGTTCGTGATGAACCGGTCGACGCTCGGCGCCGTCCGCAAGATGAAGGACGCCGACGGCTCCTACATCTGGCAGCCTTCGGGAGATGCGGCGCAGCCGTCTCGCCTGCTCGGCTATCCGGTGGCGGAAGCAGAAGAGATGCCAAATATCGGGGCAGACAGCCTTGCGATCGCGTTCGGCGATTTCGCCAGCGGGTATCTAATCGTGGACCGCGTCGGTATCCGCGTGTTGCGTGATCCCTACTCACTGAAGCCCTACGTGCTCTTCTACACGACGAAGCGCGTCGGCGGCGGGGTTCGCGATTTCGATGCGATCAAGTTCCTGAAATTCTCTGTGTAGGCCGCGCGACGCACTCCATTCCGCGTGCTGGTGCTCCTCCCCTCGCGCGGATGCTGCGGGGCCGTTGCCGGTGAAAGCCGGTGGCGGCCCCGTTTTTTCTGGAAGAGGAGCGCGTATCGAGAGGAGTATCCATGACGCTCGTTTATCGCAGCGGGCCGGCCGAAGAGCCGATCACGCTGGCCGAGGCCAAAGCCCATCTGAGACTTGAGACGGCGGCCGACGATCCGCTGGTGACGAGCCTGATGATCACGGCGCGACTTCACATCGAGGCGGCGCTGGGTCTGGCGCTGACCTCACAGCAGTGGACGCTGGTGCTCGACTCGTGGCCGGCAAAATCCATTGTCGAAATACCGATGCGGCCGGTCAGCGCCGTGACGGCGGTGCGCGTGCGGGCCGCGGACGGAGGCCAGACTGTGGTGCCATCCGCATCCTATGTCATCGACGGCAGGGGGGTTCCGCCGCGACTCGTACCGGCGAACGGCCCCTGGCCAGCTCCTGGCCGCGCGGTTGGCGGCATCGAAATCGATTTCACCGCCGGCTTCGGATCGGCGGCGGCTGTTCCAGAACCGATCCGCCACGCGCTGAAGCTGCTGGTCGCCCACTGGTACGAGCATCGCGATCCGATCGAGATCGGCGATCCCGCGACAGCCATTCCGAACGCCGTGTCTGAACTGCTGAAATCCTATTCGGTGCCACGCCTATGAGCCCTACGACGCTGGCTGCGATGCGCCACAGGCTTGCGCTGGAAAGCATGGTGCCCGTACCCGATGGCGCGGGCGGCTCGATTTCATCGTGGGCTCATGTGAGCCCCGTCTGGGCGAGGATCCGTCCGCTAAGCGGGAGCGAGGTCAGCGACGCCGGCGGGCTCGCTGGCCGCGTCTCGCATGAGATCACGATCCGGTATCGCGATGACGTCGCTCCGCCACAGCGCTTCCGGTTGGGGTCGCGGATTTTCGACATCAAAGCGGTCATCGACGAACGGGAAGCGCACCGCTTCCTGATCTGTCTCGTAGAGGAACGCGTGCCATGAAGCTTGTCGTGAACTTGAAGACCCCGGCGGCCGGAGACGCCGTGCGGCGGATTGGCCGGCGGGTTCGGGACGCGGCGAAGCAGGCCTTGCGGCCGGGACAGCCTTCCAGGTCCGTCGTCACGAAGGAGCCGGGCCGATGATGAGTGCTGGTTTCGAACTGCAGAAGGCCGTCTTCGCGAAGCTGGCCGGCGATGCGCAGGTGCTGGCACTCCTGGGAGGCGCGCGGATCTACAACGATGTGCCGCGCGGGGCGAGGCTGCCTTACGTCACGATCGGTGAAAGCACGGTGCGCGACTGGAGCACGGACAGCGAGGGCGGGCACGAACACTTTCTCTCCATCCTCGTTTGGTCGCGCGCAAACGGGGAACGTGAGGTGCATCAGATCCTGTCGGCGATCGAAGTGGCGCTCGATGGTACGGCCCTGTCTCTGCCAGGATTTCGGCTCGTCAATTTGAGGCACGAATTCTCCGAGATCCGGCGTGAGGCCGATGGCGAGACGTCGCGCGGATTGATGCGGCTGCGGGCCGTCACCGAACCCGTCTGAATTGAAGTTTCGCTAGGGAAGGACCCACCATGGCTGCACAAAAAGGCAAGGACCTGCTGCTGAAGGCCGACAGTACGGGCACGGGCGTGTTCACGACGATTGCGGGATTGCGGTCGCGGGCCATCGCCTTCAATGCGGAGACGGTCGATATCACGCATCAGGAGAGCGCAGGGCAGTGGCGCGAGCTGCTGGCGGGCGCCGGTGTCAAATCGGTCCGGCTCACGGGGGCGGGAATTTTCAAGGACCAGGCCTCCGACGAGCTTGTGCGGAACTACGTGTTCAACGGCACGATCCGCGATTGGCAGGTGGTCGTTCCCGACTTCGGAACCATCCGTGCTCCATTCCAGATCACATCGTTCGAACTGACGGGCCGCCATGACGGCGAGGTGGCATTCGAGATCGCGGTCGAAAGCGCCGGCGAAGTGACATTCACAACGATCTAGGGGATGTGCTGATGGCCAATCTGCATCGCGGCGAGATCGAAGCGCTGCTCGACGGAAAGCCCTATCGCCTGTGCCTCACGCTCGGGGCGCTGGCCGAACTCGAAGCGGCGTTCGGCGACGAAGACATGCTGGCGCTGGCGACACGTTTTGAGAATGGCCGCATCTCGGCGCGGGACTGCGTGCGCATCATCGGTGCCGGTCTTCGCGGCGCGGGCCATGAGGTCGCCAACGACGGTGTCGCTCGCATGGCCATCGAGGGCGGGGCGGCGGGATATGTGGAAATCGTGGCGCGCCTGCTGAAGGCCACGTTCGCAGGGCAGCCGGCCGGATCGGCCAAGGCGGAAACGGAAGGTGAGCGCGGCCCTTTCCCTGGGACGACGTGATGGCGGCCGGTCTGGGCGTGCTCGGTCTTGCGCCTCACGTCTTCTGGACTATGACGCCGCGCGAGTTCGACGCGGCGCTGCGCGGACGGATTGGGAATGGCGTGCAGATGCCGGCTCCATCGCGGGCGGATCTGGCGGCGCTGATGCAGCAGTTCCCCGATGCATGAGAGGTCAATATGGCTTTATCGAGCGACAGCAATGGCGAGGTCTGGACGGTCCAGGTCGAGGCGGACACATCCGCTCTGCAGACGGAACTGCGCGCGGCCGCCTCTCTCGGGCGGCAGTTTTCCAACTCCCTCGTCAGTGCATTCGACGGCATCGCCGTCAAGGGCCGCTCCGTCGGCGATGTCTTGAAGAGCCTTACGGCCCGTCTTTCCGACCTTGTCGTCAAGGCGGCGTTCCGGCCGCTGGAAAAGGGGATCGGAGATGGATTTGCCGGTCTTCTGTCCGGCAGTGCCGGCTTTGCCAAGGGCGCGGCCTTCCAGGGCGGACTGCCGGTTCCGTTCGCGAACGGCGGCGTCATTCAGAGCCCGATTGCCTTTCCGCTCGGAAGTGGCCGCATGGGGATTGCCGGCGAACGCGGGGCGGAGGCGATCATGCCGCTGTCACGAGGACCCGATGGACGGCTCGGGGTGGCGGTGCCGCGCTCGGCAGGCGCGCAGATCACGTTCAATGTAACCGCGACAGACGCGGAAAGCTTCCGCCGGTCGGAGTCCCAGATTTCGGCCATGTTGGCGCGCGCCGCGGCACTCGGACAACGCAATCTCTAATCGACGTGCGAGGCAAGTGATGAGCTTTCACGAGGTGCGGTTTCCGACCGCCATTTCGCGTGGCGCGCAAGGCGGGCCGGAACGGCGCACGGATGTCGTCGTGCTCGGGTCGGGCCACGAAGAACGTAACGCCCGGTGGGCCGACAGCCGCAGGAGCTACAACGCCGGGTATGGCGTCAAATCTCTTGACGATCTGCACGCCGTCATCGCGTTCTTCGAGGAACGCAGAGGACGGCTCTATGGGTTCCGGTGGCGGGATCACCTGGACTGGAAATCCTGTCCGCCGCAGCAGGCGATAACGGCTGGCGATCAGGTCATCGGCATGGGCACCGGCAGCCAGGCCGTGTTCCAGCTCGTGAAGAAATATGGTTCGGCCTTTGCGCCGTGGTCACGTCAAATCAAGAAGCCGGTCGATGCAACGGTGCGGATCGCGGTGGCGGGTGTCGAGAAAGCGCCAGGTTCCCATTTTACACTCGACGGGGCGACGGGGGAGGTCACGTTCCGGCCGGGTCATGTGCCGGAAGCGGGACAGCCGGTGACGGCGGGTTTCGCGTTCGATGTGCCTGTCCGGTTTGACACCGATCGATTGGAAATATCGCTCACCGGCTTTCAGCACGGGGCGATCCCGAACATACCGGTCATGGAGGTGCGCCGATGAAGCCGTTGCCAGCAGGATTGGCGGCGCATCTCGACAGCGGCGCGACAACGCTGTGCTGGTGCTGGCGGCTCAAGCGCCGTGATGGCTTGGCGCAGGGTTTCACGGACCATGACCGCGATGTCGTGTTTGACGGAACAACGTTCGAGGCTGCGGCCGGATTCGAGGCGAGCGAGGTGCGTGAAACATTAGGTCTCGCCGTCGACAATCTCGAGATCACGGGCGCGTTGTCGTCGGCAGCACTGCAGGATGCGGATCTCGCCGCCGGGCTCTACGACGACGCGGAAGTGGAGATTTTTCGCGTTAACTGGGCGGACGTCACGCAGCGCATTCTGATGCGCGCGGGGACCCTGGGCGAGGTGAAGCGCGCCGGTCATGGGTTTTCGGCCGAGGTGCGCGGTCTTTCCCATTATCTGCAGCAGCCGAAAGGGCGGCTGTTTCAATACACCTGCGATGCCGATCTGGGGGACGCGCGCTGCAGGGTGAACCTGGCGGCAGCCGCGTATACGGGTTCCGGGGTGGTCGGTTCGGTGCTCTCGGAGCGGGCGTTCACGGCGTCGGGTTTTGCGGACATCGTCTCTGACTGGTTCACGCGGGGCCTCGTGGCTTTCACGTCCGGTGAGGCGGCTGGGCAGAAGATCGAAGTGCGGCGGCACACTTCGGAAGGGGGGACGGTGACGTTCGACCTTTGGCAGGCGGTTCGGGCGCCGTTGACGGCGGGAATGAGCTTCACCGCGACGGCCGGATGCGACAAGAGCCATGTGATGTGCCGGACGAGGTTTGCAAATATCGCGAATTTCAGAGGCTTCCCGCACATGCCTGGCAACGATTTCCTGACGGCCGTCGCCAACTCCGGCAAGGCGTGAGGTGGTGATCATGCAAGCGGAGAGCCTTTCGGGGCGTGGCGCGCAAGTAGTTGCTGCCGCGCGGACCTGGATCGGGACGCCCTATCATCATCAGGCGAGTGCGTGCGGTGTCGGCGCGGACTGTCTGGGGCTCGTTCGCGGTGTTTACCGCGAGGTGATGCAGCGGGACGCCGAACTGCCGCCGCCCTATTCACGCGACTGGGGCGAGACGAACGGATTGGAAACGCTATTGCAAGCGGCGCAGCGCAATCTGTTGCCCGTCGCGCAAGGGACGCACGTTCCAGGTGACGTTCTCATCTTCCGGCTGAGGCAAGGGACGATTGCCAAGCATGCGGCTCTTCTGGCGACGCCGGAGACGATGATCCACGCGATGGAAGGCACCGTGGCTTGCGAAGTGGCCTTCAGCCCTTGGTGGCGTCGGCATCTGGCCGGTGCGTTTCGTTTTCCCGACTGACGTAGGGGCAATCCTTCATGGCGACATTGGCACTGGCGGCGGTTGGCGCCGCCGCGGGCGGAGCCCTTTTGCCCGGGGGTATCTCGCTTCTCGGCGCGACGCTGTCCGGCGCGGCGCTCGGTTCGCAGATCGGCGCACTGGCGGGTTCGTATGTCGACAGCGCGCTGTTTGGGGCAGGCGGCAGCAAAGTCGTGGAAGGTCCGCGGCTGCAGAAGGTTCACCTGACGGCGTCGACTGAAGGGGCGCCGGTGCCGCGGCTCTACGGGCGGGCGCGCGCCGGCGGTCAGGTGATCTGGGCGGATGAGATCATCGAGAAGCGAGTCGCTTCGTCGGCTGGCGGGTCCGGTAAGGGAGTGGGCGGCAAGGGGCAGACATCGCAGAAGGTCGAATACCAGTACTTCGCCAGTTTCGCGGTCGCGATCTGTGAAGGAGAGATCACGGGTCTCGGACGCGTCTGGGCCGACGGGCGGGAACTGGACCTGACGCGGATTATAACACGGCTCTATACCGGCAGCGAGGCTCAGGCCGCCGATGCCCTGATCAGCGCCAAGCTCGGGGCGGATGCGGCGCCTGGGTTTCGCGGAACCGCCTATGTCGTTTTTCAGGAGTTACCCCTTGCGGAGTTCGGCAATCGCATTCCGCAACTGTCGTTCGAAGTCTCGCGCGCCGTCGACAAGTTCGGCGATAAGATCCGCGGGGCGGTTCTCATTCCGGGATCGGGTGAGTTCGTTTATGCGACCCAGCCCGTTTCGCAGACCTTCGGGCTAGGACGCTCGCGGCCCGAAAACGTGCATACGCTGGCCGGCGACACGGATTGGCAAGTGGCGGTCGATCAGTTGCAGGCGGCGCTGCCGAATGCATCCGCCGTGTCGCTGGTGGTGAGCTGGTTTGGAACCGATCTTCGTGCGGGCAACTGCCAGATCAAGCCCGGTGTGGAGCGGACGCAGAAGACGACCGCGCCGCTGACGTGGTCGGTCTGTGGCGTCGATCGCCATTCGGCCTATGTCGTCTCGACGAGGGACGGGCGGCCGGCCTATGGCGGCACGCCTTCCGATCAAACGGCCGTGGCGGCGATCGAGGATCTCAAGGCACGCGGGCTCGACGTAATCCTGACGCCGTTCATCCTGATGGACGTGCCGGAAGGAAACACGCTCGGCGATCCCTATGGCGGTTCCGTGCAAGGCGCCTATCCCTGGCGCGGGCGGATCACCTGCGATCCGGCGCCGGTGCGGCCCGGCACGGTGGACAAGACCGCGGCCGCTGCGGTCCAGATCGCGCAGTTCGTTGGAACCGCGACGCCAAACCATTTCTCACTCAGTGGCAAGAGCGTTGTCTATTCCGGTCCCAACGAGTGGTCCTTGAGGCGCATGGTTCTGCATCATGCATTTCTGGCCAAGGCCGCGGGTGGCGTATCGGCTTTCGTCATCGGTTCGGAACTGCGTGGTCTCACGACGGTGCGCAGTTCAACGTCGCATTACCCTTTTGTCGCGGCTCTCGTTTCGCTCGCCGCCGACGTGAAGGCCGTGCTCGGACCGTCGACCAAGGTCACGTATGCGGCGGACTGGACGGAGTATTTCGGTCATCAACCGCAAGACGGAACGGGAGACGTCTACTTTCATCTCGATCCGCTGTGGGCCTCGCCTGCGATCGACGCCGTTTCGATCGATTGCTACTGGCCGCTCGCGGACTGGCGCGAAGGTTCGGGGCATGTGGATGAGCGGGCGGGATGGCGTTCCGTATACGATCCCGGATACCTGCGTGCCAACGTGCGCGGCGGGGAAGGGTTCGACTGGTATTATGCCAGTGCGGCGGATCGCGTGACGCAAACGCGCACCCCAATTACCGATGGCTCCGGCAAGCCGTGGGTTTTCCGCAGCAAGGACATCCGGTCGTGGTGGTCGAACGCACATTACAACAGACCGGGCGGGATCGAGAGTTCAACGCCCACCGCCTGGGTGCCGCAATCCAAGCCGTTCTGGTTCACGGAGATCGGCTGCCCTGCGGTGGATAAGGGCGCCAACCAGCCGAACGTCTTCGTCGATCCAAAGAGTTCGGAAAACGCGCTGCCGCATTTTTCGCGCGGGACTCGCGACGATCTCATCCAGCGACGCGTGATCGACGCGATGATTTCCACGTTCGATCCCGAGGATCCGGCGTTCGATCCGGCGGCCAATCCGGTTTCGGCCGTGTATGGCGGACGCATGGTGAGTGTGGACCGCATCCTGCCCTATTGCTGGGATGCGAGGCCGTATCCAGCGTTTCCGTCGGCTCTCGATGTGTGGGGCGACGGTTCGAACTGGGAGCTCGGTCATTGGCTCAACGGGCGAATGGCCGGCGGCGCGCTCGATGCGACGCTGAAGGCCATGATGCGCGATTTCGGGTTCGATCGCGCACGGGTGGAGCCGATGCCCGGCACCGTGCAGGGCTATGTCCTCGATCGCGTTCTCTCAGCCCGTGAAGCTCTTCAGCCTCTCGAACTCGCCTATTTCTTCGACGTTCTGGAAAGCGGCGGGGAGGTTGCCTTCCGGCCGCGTGGGCAGACGTCTGGAGAAGTGGCCGTCGCAGTGCAAGAACTCGTGGAGACAAAGGCAGGCAGCCCGCTACTCACCGTTACGCGCGGACAGGAGTCGGATCTTCCGGCGAGTGCCAAGATCACTTATGTGGATGCCGCGCGCGATTATCAGCCCGCCGTGGCGGAGGCGCGCAGGCTGACAGGTGCGTCTGGGCGCGTCGCGCAGGCGGAAGTGCCGATCGTTATGGATACTCTTTCGGCGCAGCCGGTGGCTGAGACGCAGCTTTTCGAAGCCTGGTCTGTGCGCGAGCGCTTCAGCTTCACGTTACCGCCGAGCCGGCTCGCCGTGGAGCCGGGTGACGTGCTGACGCTGACAGGGAATGGACTGCCGCAACGCGTCAAGGTCAGGGAAATCGGCGATCATGGGGCGCGCGATATCGAAGGTCGCGCGTTCGATGCCGAAGTTTACCGGTCGTCGCCGTCGGCCGGCCGGCAATGGGCAACTCCGCCGAGCGTTTCGACTGGGCAGCCTGTTGGCCTGTTTCTCGATTTGCCGCTGCTGAGAGGCGATGAACCGGTTGAGGCGGGCTACGTCGCTGCTTCGCAAAGTCCGTGGCCGGGCGGCGTGGCGGTTTATTCGTCTCCCGAAACGACCGGGTTCGTTTTGCGTGCTGTGATCGCCGCGCAGGCAACGCTCGGCATCACGGCGACGGCCATGGGGCCGGGGCCGCTCGGCGTCTTCGATTACGGGACGAGGGTGCGCGTCGAAGTGGCGGAAGGCCAGCTTGCTTCCATCAGCACCCTGCAGGCCTGCGCCGGGGGAAATCTCGCGGCGGTGGAGACGCCGGAAGGAGATTGGGAAGTCTTCCAGTTTCTGTCGGCGACGCTCGTCGCTCCGGGAGTCTACGAACTGTCCGGACTTCTGCGGGGCCAGGCTGGAACGGAACATGCCATGCGTGCGCCTCTGGCCGCTGGTGCGCCCTTCGTTCTCCTGGATGAAAGCCTTGCCCGTCTGCCGCTGACGCCGGCGGAAGTGGGGCTGGCGCTCAATTGGCGCTATGGCCCGTCATTGCGCGATGCCGGCGATGCTTCCTATGTCGCCAAGACGCATGCATTCCGCGGCGTGGGCGCGCGTCCCTACGCGCCGGTTCACGCACGCGGGTCGCGCAGCGGCGGTGATCTTACCGTGACCTGGATCCGAAGGACGCGCGTGGGAGGCGACACCTGGTCGGTTGCCGACGTGCCGCTTTCGGAACTCTTCGAGCGTTACGAAGCCGATGTCCTCGACGTTGCGGGCGCGGTGAAGCGCACGCTGGCGGCGACGTCGCCGTCGGTCTTCTACAGCGCCGCTCAGCAGATTGCGGATTTCGGAGCGCCCCAGCCGGCAGTCAGCATTCGCATCCATCAGATCGGCGGCGACGGCAACCGGGGTCCGGCGCTGGCCGCGGTCGTCTGAGGATCAACCATGACGATGCAAGATCAGCCGGCATGGCTTGCCGCTGCGTGGCGCGAGCTTGGTCAAACGGAGACCGCAGGTGGCGCCGACAACGAGCGGATCGTCGGCTATTTCCGCCAATCCGGCCACCCCGAGATCGGGGACGACGAAACGCCGTGGTGCGCGGCATTCGTGGGCGCGATGATCGAGAAAACCGGGCATCGGTCGGCTGCATCTTTGCGGGCGCGATCGTATCTGAATTGGGGGGTCACGATCGACGGCGCGAAGCTGGGTGCAATCGCAATCTTGTCGCGTGGCGGCAATTCGGCACTCGGGCATGTGGGTTTCGTCGTCGGCGCAACGGACGATGCTCTGATTCTGCTTGGAGGCAATCAGAGCAATTCGGTCTCGGTACAGTCCTTCAAAAAGACACGGCTGCTCGGGCTGCGCTGGCCTCAGGCGACGGAGCCGCCGGTGGAAGCGAAGCCCAAACCTGAGGCAGGAGTTTTGGCGGACACGGGTGGCGCGTTCGAGACGGCGCTTGGGCATGTGCTCGAGATGGAAGGCGGGTTCAACGACGATCCGTTCGATCCCGGCGGGCCGACGAACTACGGGATAACGCTTCGCACCTATGCCAATTACACCGGACGGACGATCGATGCCGGTTCGCGCGCCCTATTGCTTGCGGAACTGATCGCGATACGTCCCGAAACCGTCAGAGACATCTATCTGAAGCGATATTGGACGCCGGCGCGATGCGAGGAGCTGCCGGCGGGTCTGGCGCTCATGCATTTCGATGCGGCGGTCAATCATGGTGTGGGCGCCGCCATCCGGTGTTTGCAAATGGCCGTTCATGCCGCGGCCGATGGAGAGATCGGGCCCTTCACGAGGCGCGCGATCGACGAGGCTTCGCCGTGTGACGCCGTCGCCCGGTACGCGGCTCTGCGGGAGAAGCGCTATCGCGCGCTTCCTCATTTCTGGCGCTTCGGACGCGGGTGGCTGAGGCGCGTGAGAAAGACAAAAGCTGCGGCACTAGCCGTCTGCGACAGGGCACAAGGCCCCCCTCGGATCACACCACTGTCTGCTTCACAAACCAATGGAGACATAGCCATGACGCCATCACAGCCGCCGTCGCCGAAATAGTGGGGACACTCGTTGACCGTATGGGGCGCTGCCGTTACGGCGGCGGCCGCCATCCTGCCGGCACTCGGACCGCTGATCGGACTTGATATCACAAGCGAGACGGTTCGGCAGATCGGATCGGACGTTGGTGCGATCGCGCAGGCCGTGGCCGGTGTGGTCGGAACTCTGATGACGCTCTATGGCCGGTCGCGGGCAACGGCGCCGCTTATCCGGCGCGAAGTGAACGTGCGGCTTTGACCTCATTGGCATTCATGGCCGGTTCAGGCGGCTGCTGACAGGATCGCATTTAGCGACGAGGGTTTGCGTCTCTGCTTGACCTGTGCATGATCCGGCCATGATCCGCCTCACTGCCGTCCTCATTTTAGCTGTGATGGTAATCGTCCCGCCGGGACGATTGTTCGCCGATGCGTCCGTATGCATCGAAGACTGGTCGACGGCCGTTCCGGTGGTCAAAGAGGAAGGGCTTGCACCGGTCGAAAAGGTGACCAGTCTCGCCAAGAGCCGGGTTGATGGCGATATCGTGAAGGTCACGTTATGCAAGGAGGACGAACGCTACGTCTACCGGCTCCTGGTGCGATCATCCAATGGCAAGATGGCGCCAGTGATCGTCGATGCGAAGGAGCCGTTCGGGCGCTAG